CAAAATATTATTACTTTATACTTTAACATTCCAATATCGGATTGAATTTAAATATTAATTCTGGTTTTGATATGGATTTAGGACCAACTGTATTATTATGATTAAATTGAATTACTTTTAATACATCAATATTATCATTGACCGATTTCCCATTTGTAAATTTTATAAAATAATGTGATTGAATACTTTTTTCATCAAATTTTTTATCTATTGTTCCTGCATTTACGCCAACACGACGAAATGATATATCTGGATTTTCTGTTTTTTTAACAAACATAAAATTTACTGGTTCTAAATTTTCATTTACAACTCTATTAGTTGTTTTTTTCTCCCATATTTGAAAAACCGTTTCTACATTATGTTCTACGCCATCTACTAAAAATGATTTGTCAGGTAAATCTATTTCAAATATAAGATGAAAATTTAATGGAAATGTTTTCTTTAAACTATCTTTTTTGAAACTTTTAGGTAATATAAACGAAATACTATCACAAAATTCACAAGATTTTTTTATAAATTTAATTGCTAATGAAGATTGACGACCAAATGGAGGATTACCTATTATGTGTATTTTATTAAAAGTTTCCTTGATACTACCATAGTCAAATAGCAAATAATCTTGTTTTATTATTTCGTTATTATCTGGCTCTAAATCATAAAATCTAAAATTACTTGATAATGATTTAATGCCTGTAATAAAAGAACCATTACCTGCACTTGGTTCTACAATTAAATCATCAGCATTTAGGTGTATATATTTTGTAACGAGATTTAAACACAACTCTACCGCAACCTCCTTTGTGTAATATTTATCAATAGTATTACGATTTAATCCTTTTGTTTGTTTAGTTTCCATAGTTTGTTGTTAGGTTGAATTGATAATATTTAAATCAATTTTTTTGTTTATTTTTAGGAATTATAACGTTAAGTTTATTTTTAACCGCGTTATCACCCTTAATTTTATCGGCATTATTTTTTCGTTTTTGATGTTGAGTATAATGACAAAATGTAAAGAATGAAATGTTATTTTCAGATTTAACTAACATTACGGATACATTAATGCCATTATTCTATCAATATTCATTGGGTAATTTTCAATATGTGGCTGACATATTAACACATGTCGACCACATTATCAGATATGACGCAAAACGCCAATATACCCACAATATGAGGCGATTCGCATTGAAACGCCCCCTATCTGGCGTATATTTATAAATATTAATTTATAATTGTATTTCACTGCATAAATGCGTTCATTTAGGAATCCGAAAAAATTATTATCTCACGTACTATTATAAGATGTCATCATCTGTTCCATCTGTTTTATATCCTCAGTATCAAGATTATTGGGGCGGAAGTCGGCCTGGCGATAACGTGTTGTTAAACTCGCTGCAACATCAATCCATTGATAAAAATATAACGGATACTACGGGTCGAATTGATAAAAATATTAATGATAGCACTACCCGACTCGAGCAGGAATTATATGCAACTGATCGACACCTAATTGACGGCGTTGGTAAAGTCACCGAATCAATATATACAAGTGCATCTGGCATTCGGGATAATGCGAATATGTCAACATTAGGGTTAAGAGACGCAATTGACCGAAATGCGTTAAATACAAATGTATCCGCATCTGGATTAAGAGACGCAATTGAACGAAACGCTTTAAACACAAATACTGGTATGGTCAGTGGATTTCAAGGTAGTTCTGATCGTGACCGAGATATTCAAGTATCGATTGAGAGAACCGCTTTGAGCGGAGTGAACGCTACCGAACGGAATGCTTCTCTCTTACTCCAATCTACCGAACGTAATGCAGGTGAACTGCGTTATACTACGGCGGTGGTTGATGCCGCAAGTCGTAGCGCAGCAGCTGATTCAGCAAGAGATATTATGCGTGATGTTAGTAAAGTGTATGGTGATATTTCCCGCGATATGAACCGAAATGATAATGAAATATTAACCAGTATTTATAGAACGGCTTCTGATTCTACTCGGGAAATGAATCGTAATGACACTGAAATATTAACTGCTATTAATATGACGGGTACTGCAGCAGTTCAAGCGGCCACTGCAAACGGATATGAAGTGAGAACGCTGGTAAATTCAAATGCAGCAATCACTCAACTGGCAATTTCTCAGTCTGCTGCTGAACTGCAGAGAGCCATCGCGCAATCTGGTAATCAAGCATCGATGCAATATTCAAGTCTGCTTTTGGAACAACAAAAATCGAAAGAATCTTTGGCTGTGCAACTTGCTGATGCAAAATACGAAGCATTGCGAAATAAAGAGGGGCTATCTGCTCAACTAATGGCATCATCGAGTGAAAATAAATACGAAGCATTGAAAAATACACAGGCTATGCAAACACAAATGGCTGAATGTTGCTGTGAAATTAAAACCCGAATTGATGGAGTTGGGGGTAAAATGGATGAGACATTAAGAACTCTTGATACTCAAAGACTGCGTGATGCATTAAATACCGCAAATGGTGAAGTGAATATATTAAAAGTAGCCGAATTTTCTCGCGCTCGGTTTGAGCCATATAGTCGTTCATACAATAACTACTATGGACATGATGGACGTGGTTCCCGTCATAGTTCACCTGGCCGAGACCATCATTAAACATATTTATAAAATATTTTATAAATATATAAATTGCAGAAAATAATGCTTAAATCTGCATTTAATGTATAATGGAAATCGAAGAAAATCAGGCGCTTAAAATATCATATAATGCATTGGTTTATAAATATAATTTATTAGTAACGAATTATAAAGACTTATGTTCAAATTGTGATGTAAATGTTAAAGACCTTATTTATGCAACTGGATTAACAAAAGAAAGTATACGCGTTAAATTAAAACCCGACAAAATAAATGCAGCGCACGATACGGAAACCCGTAATTTTGAAGAAAAAATAAAAACTAACTTTGAAGAAGAAAAACTCCATTTAAAAACCAACTTTGAAGAAGAAAAAATACTGTTAAAAACTAACTTTGAAGAAGAAAAACTCCATTTAAAAACCAATTTTGAAGAAGAAAAACTCCATTTAAAAACCAATTTTGAAGAAGAAAAAATACTGTTAAAAACCAATTTTGAAGAAGAAAAAATACTGTTAAAAACTAACTTTGAAGAAGAAAAACTCCATTTAAAAACTAACTTTGAAGAAAAACTAAAAACAAACTTTGAAGAAAAACTAAAAACAAACTTTGAAGAAAAACTAAAAACAAACTTTGAAGAAAAACTAAAAACAAACTTTGAAGAAAAACCAAAACCCGAATTAAATGCGATAAACGAGTTATTTTATACAACACATAATATTCGGTCTAATTTACAACCATACAGTAAACAAAGGTTATATAAACAGGTTGATATGTCGCATATGTCGTTCCTGTAACATTACAAGGTCGACAGTTGACGCAGTTTCGTGTGGAAATGATTTTACTGCAATCCACAATACCGCAAACGATTTTCGTCTGTTCCAATTTTTCTCTTTTTCTAATAAACTATATATGTCGGGGTCGGCTTTGAGTTGCGTCAGCATACGAGTTACGCTACCTTTGCATAGTTTCGTCTGATTATGATAATATTGTCGCAAAGCAATCGTCATATGTCGCTTTAATGTCATCCCGTGCGACAACCTCCACTTCATACCATTGCTGTCAGTCGATTGATGGTGCTCATATATTAATAACAATTGTTTGGTTGTTATTAATCTTTCAATGATTTCTTGATATGTGCGTATTTGCTGCGTTGGATACGCTGATAATATACCAGCAAGGAGGTTGCGGTCATCACCTGTATAGAATTCGCGTAAATGCCGCGGATGAATCGTAATATGTTGGATTAAGTCGGCGACTTCGGCTGGATGCACGGGCGGATTTTCTTTGAAATAATGGTTTAATTCTTTGTCTGTCATATCGTCCATTGAAAATCCGTAGATTTCCTTAAATTTACTCATTGTCATTGGTTCGTCCATTTTTTGGTATTAATTATAGTTCAAATACTTGTTCAATTTTTTAACAATAACTTCTTTGTACAAAAAAGTATCCGAGTTGTTTTGCCATATCTATATTTGTATAAATTTGATGTATAAATAAGTGAGTTGATACAGGATGATTATAAAACACATATTTGTATTCGGGTTTGTTTAATATAGCAGCCATAACAACTTCTTCTGGAAAATATGATAAAAATGGCAACCCGATTTCAACCATTTCATAATATTCATCAATAAATTTATTAATCATTGGCGACATCATATTTAATCCAAACACAATTGTACATACATTGATATCATAACGAATATCTTTATTTGTAATCTGATTTAATAATTCAATTGTTTGTGGAAAAACCACATTATCGTAATTTTCAAATAATCCAGGTGGAAATGCTCTAAAAATCGCATCTTGACTCGTTAATATATCAAAAAGAATTTGTGGATTTTTAGTGGCATAACAGGCTGAATCTATCCATATAACCTTTTCAAATCCCATTTTTTTCGCTTCCAACATCATAAATATTTTAAAGCAATATGGAACGCCAGCATATTTTAGTTCTATCCCTCGCGGGTTAGGGAATCCACCATTAAATAAATAAAAATATCCATTAAATCCGATTTCTTCTAAAGATTTTTCTATCGTTTGAGAAGAATTACATCTATCATCTGACAAAGGAGTACAACATACAATACAATTTTTTCCATCTCCTCCGTCGCCGATTTTTATAATTTTTTTGGACGGAATGCTTAACCCGTCAATCAATTTTTGCTTTACGCTTTTTGTACATCTTGATTTTATCAGTTTAAGCGGTGTATTAAATTGGATATCTCTTGGATATAACGAATCAATTAAATTTTCGATTTCTACAACCTTTTCATTTAGTTTTTCTTGTGCGTATGCATAATCTTCATTATTATATTCTTCTTTGTCTTCCATTGAAATTAAAAAAGGATTTGTCTGCATATAATTTAGTTTTTTATATTATCACAGAGGTTAACGCATAGACAAGCGATGGCAAATCACAGATTCATAGAAGCGCAATTCGAGTAAAAGTTGTTTGCTAAATTACAGATTCGTGCTTTACACTTGTAATTACAGATTCGTGCTTTACACTTGTAATTACAGATTCGTGCTTTACACTTGTAATTACAGATTCGTGATTTACACTTGTAATTACAGATTATTCGAAGAACAATCTTTGTAAATTACAACTTCAACTTGTAAACTTCAACTTGTAAATCGCAACTTGAAGTTTGCCCTCGGTGGTGCAGTGCATTTATACAAAATAATTTATATTATAAATATAATATAATATAAACAGAGAGTATTAATATAACGAATGAGATTAGAAACCGAAAATCTAAAGATATGCAATTTTTACAACAACAACCCGTCTTTAGACTTTGAGACTGTAAACCTGATGGTCATTGATTTATTTGAAAGAATCGCATCGGAAATGTCAGTATCAATGAATTCGCAACTATTGGTGAAAGTCGACCACACTGCTTATCAACTCAACGTATTAACACAGGCTTTAAATAAAGCACCCTCTATTGTATCTCAATTAGATAAATTAAATCGAAGTTATATCGACAGTATTAAAATAATGTATGAATACGAACCCTCGGCGAATATGGAAGAATGTAATATTAAATATATTGACAAAATTAAGCAAATAACTAAAGATTTACCTGCGGATACAATGAAACCCTATTATCAATATGTTAATACACTGAATTCGAGCAATGCCTTTGAATTTATCAACCAATTTGAAAATAAAGCCGACGCAATGGTGAAATCCGTGGGCGATTTTAAGCCAATGCAAAATCAACTGTTATCTAATTTAAACCAGATTTTCAATACCGCCGAAATCGCCGACAATTACAAGATGAAACGCGATGGGAGACCTGATATTATCTTTGAAAATAACGACACTCAATTGAATGTAACGATGGATGAAGTCCGCGCATTCGCCAAACGCGCAACCGAACTGAAATGCAATGGTATATATTTGTCGCAATATAGCGGCATTTCATCCAAACCCAATTTCCACATTGAGACCAATAATGGCGTCGTGATGGTATACGTACATAATGTGGAATATTCGAACGAAAAGATAAAGATTGCAGTTGATATAATTGATAATATGGCGATGAAATTGGAGACGACCGACGGTATTTCCAAAGAATTGTTGAATGAAATCAATAAAGAATTCCAGACGTTTTTGTTGCAAAAGGAAGTAGTTGCCACTTCTTTAAAAGAAAGTCTTAAAAAGGTAGATGAAATGCGATTACCGTCATTGGATAAATACTTATCCACGAAATTCACGGTGCCATCCAAACAGTGTTTGAAATGTGATTTATGTAATCATTTTATGGCGACGAATTTAAAGGCAATGGCGGCGCACAAACGAGGGTGTGTCCGAAAAACACGATAAAATATTCTTATAATATATGTTTCGCGCAGGGAATTCGGCATTTGCTCCAGTTTCAGCATTTCAAACAAATACAAATGTATTTAATAATTCAGTAATGACAACCGCCTCTGCACAAAATGCAAAGAATGTAATGTTATTTTCAGATTTAACTAACATTACGGATACATTAACACCTTTATTCTATCAATATTCATTAGGTAATTTTCAATATGTGGCTGACACGTTAACACAAGATTATTATAATACAATGTCAACCACATTATCAGATATGGCGCAAAACTCCAATATATACCCACAATATGAGGCGATTCGCATTGAAATCACACGTGCATTTGAGGGATTACGACAATGTGTATATCAATACGCAACTCTATTGGACACACAGGCTAAATATGCAATCGATGAATCGATTTTAAATGATATGGAGAAATTAAAGAAATATTTAGAAGGAAAACGAGGCATGTCGATTTTTCCCGATTGCGACGTAACCGTTGGATATGCGACACTTAAACCGTTATACGCAATGTATGTCGAATTGTTCGGATTTCCAGAAGGGTGTGTATTTGAAGTGGATAAACTGGCAATCGCACAAAGCTACTTATAAAAATGTAAATATACATTAATGAGTTCGCATTATACTAATTATTTAAAACCCGAATATGTGCAAGATGCATTTAACGTTAAGCATCCAGAAGGCACAATGAATCCAATACGCCGCAAAGTGGTTACTCGGTCAATTACTATCGATAGTTTATTTAGAAGCAATTATGTAAACACTCAATCCACAGATTGTCTCTATGTATTACCAACCCCGATTAATAACGTAGTGAGTATGAAAGTCGCCGCAATTGAAATGCCGAATATGTTGCATTCATTTTCCACAGCAAAGCAAAATAATACATTTAAAATCAGTATTGATTTGGGAGCAGGAGTAGTTAACAATACGATTACATTACCGTCGGGCAATTACGATTCAATGTCATTTACCACCGCGATAAATTCATTTTTTAAAACTACTCGAAATGGACTGGAAAATTTAGTTGTATATGTAGACCCGATTACATCGCGCGCAATAATACGCGCTGCAACATCAGGCGATATTCCGTCCATCAATGTATATACTCTTTATCCGAATTTTAAGTTTAATTTAGATTTCACAGTTGGAGTGCGTCCATTATATATGAATATGGGGTGGATGATGGGGTTTAGAAATGCGACCTATAATATTGATATGACAAATACATATACCGATTATACGCAGTTAAATGCAATAACCTCACCTGTTCCCGTGTTATATAAAGGATATTTAATGAGTGAATCGTCATACGGTAGTTCAGTACAACAATATATGTTTATCGACATCGATGACTTCAATAAGAATTTCGTAACGGATACAATTACTACAAACAGTCCATTCGTAAACGCAGGTCGGAATCTAATCGGGCGCTTTGCGATTACCAGTGGAAGTAATACGAATGTACAAAATACATCCGCAGATGCGGTATTTAAGCAGCGAGAATATTTCGGACCCGTTAAAATAGAACGATTACATATTCGAATTTTGGATAGATTTTGCGAAGTGGTCGATATTAATAAAAACGACTACTCATTACTATTGGAATTCGAACAAATATATGCATAGATTTACAATTCAAGCACAATTATTTATTTTGTGAAAAATGTAATATTAGAATAATATATGTCAATTAACTTTGTTCTAAATGATTTTGAAGTATCTACTACAATGACAGTGGCTGCTACTCTTGAAAATGCAGCCCCAACCGCGATTGATTGCAGCGCGACTGCCGTATTTTATATTGCAGTAAGTGATGTGTCCAATGTGTTTCAATTTCAAACTGATGCGTCGAATATCAGCGACGTTGCATCCGACGATATTAAATATTTTGTGGACGTTACTCATTGGCCAATCAATGTAAATGCCGCAAATGCGATGATGGATGACGCTGCATCGGTTAATCCGATTGCCGTATCTGACACTCGTGGCACTTATCCACGACCAAATATGCTTGTATCAGATGACTATATTAGATATCTCGCCTTGCGTCTATTCAATACCTACCATGGTGTGGATTTATTCAACAATGTGTCTGCTATGCAAGCCAATATTGTCAGCGTATGTGGTACGAATTCAAAAGACGTAATTAACGCCCACCTTGGCCTGATTGACGTGTCAGCAGGAACCCTTTCGATGTCAGGCGTTAGCCCATTTAAATATTTAACAAATGCCAATACCACAACCGCAAACATTTCTCGTGAACTTATGCTCCAAATTGCATCATCGCAACCTGCTCGTTATGCCACTATTGCCGCATCAAGTCTTAGACAAAAAATACCATTGTTGGTCAATGATTCATTGAATTTCAAGGTTATATTGAATGCCGCATCTGGACAAAATGCGTTAACTGGGGTTGCTGCCGTGCCTGCTCGCAGTTACAACGTAAAAATGATTATTGTTGATACTCCAGTTAACACCGTCTCTATTTTAGTTTAAGTCTCTATTATATAATATTTATATTATATAATGTCTATTAATTTTGTATTAAACGATTCGATTGATTGCAGCGCAACCGCTGTATTTTACATTGCATTGAGTGATGTATCCAATGTATTTCAATTTCAAACGGATGCGTCTATTAATGACGTTTCATCCAACGATATTAAATATTTTGTGGATGTTTCGTATTGGCCAACCAATGTGAATGCCGCAAATGCGATGATGGATGTGTCGGGTCATTCGACTGGCGCAGTCGCCACGTCCGACATCAACGGAACTTATCCACGCTCAACCATGCTTGTATCTGATGATTATATTCGATATCTTGCATTGCGTCTATTTAATACCCATCACGGCGTGGATTTATTCAACAATGTGGATGCAATGCAAGCCAATATAGTTAGTATTTGTCAGTCGAATTCAAGAGATTTTATTAACGGGCGACTTAACCAGATTGATATGTCAGCAGGAACACTTTCGATGTCAGGCGTTAGCCCTGCGCTATATTTAACAAATGCCAATATCACAGTCGCAAATATGTCTCGCGGACTTATGCTCCAAATTGAAGCATCACAACCTCAACGGTTTTCCTCTATTGCAGGGTCAGGTAGACAAAAAGTGCCATTGTTAGTCAACGATTCATTGAATTTCAAGGTAACATTAAATGCAGCTGCGGGACAATACGCATTAACCAACGTTGCTGCTATTCCCAACCGCAGCTACAAGGTAAAAATGATTATTGTTGATACTCCCACAAACACCGTCTCTACTTCACTATAGTAATTTATTTTGTAAATTATATAATATATAAATATTTTATGTCAATTAATTTTGTTTTAAATGATTTCCAATGTTCCGTTCAAATGACCACAGCAGGTACATTATTGCAAGAAACGATTACGATGTCTGATGCAAGCGCAGTCGCGGTTTTATACATTCCCAATGTTTCTGGTGTATTTCAATATCAA